TAATGGAACTACGTTGCGTTTGATCGCCATAGCATCAAATGGTCCCTCACATAATATAATAGGTAAATCCCAATTAATGAACAATTCAAACGGTATAATATCGCGAGACGTTTCAGGGTTGCGGTACTTGGTGTAAGGATCTTTCTCAAATGATCTCGCGGTAAAATAATTTAATTTACCGGTGCTATCATATGATGGTATAACAATCATATTAGCATATTGTCCTGAATCACAATAGCCTATATTGTATTTGAGAATATCTTGTTTGGTAATATTTCTTTTTTTGAGATAAGCAAAAGCATGTCTTGCTACAATATCTTTATTGTTGATAAAGGTTTTAAATTCCTTTGGTAACTCAAGTAAAGCATGTTTTATCTCTCCTATATCTTCAGTAGAGACATTTTTTACAAGTTTAGAAAGTTCTTGAAAGTAGGAAGCATCAACTTGTACTTGTTTAAATAAACTTCTTATAGTTTTGCCTTTTTTACCACAAGTCCAACAAGCCCATTTATTGACACCGTCTTTGTTTTCGGTAAAATTAACTTCGAGTTTTGGTTTATGGTGATGGCAAAACGGACAAGTGTATGCTTGATTCCCTCGTGCTGTACGTTTGCCTGTGCCTAAGACACCGTTAACTAGATTAACTAACAGTTCATTTACCATAACCTCAAGATACAATATCTTTTTTAGATATCAAAATCTTTTCGGAAAAATTTGCCTAAAATATTGTCGTTGAAATATAGATCAGGTTCCTCTAAAACTCTATAAACAAATAATGTTTGTGTTTCGTAGTATGTTAAGAGTTTTTTGGTAGGACACATTATCAAAATCTCGCGTTTAAAATTTTCTAATGGTTCAGTTTTTTTAAGTTCAAGTAGTGTTTTATTTGAACCCCAGTATTTTTTCCAATCAGATTCTTTAATTACCATCTTGTAGGAAGCTCTACGGCCTGCTACACCTTCATACATTTCAAGTTCTTTTTTGGTTAACTTTACTTTTTTGTTATGGTAAAGTACTTTTTTACCAATATATGATTTACCTGAAGGTATATGGGTAATCTTGTAAATGAATCCAAATGTGTTATTTGGAAATTGAGAAAAGTCCCCAATTTCTTCTTTTTTATATATCCAATTCATGATTTAGAGATCTAGGTTTACTAATATGGAAGTATCAGTAACAGCAGATGTAGGGAGAGGTTGCGCAAGTTTAGCTACAGCTAATAAGTTATAGTTGTTATCATATAAACCTACTGTAGTCACATAAGGTGAAAAATAAGAACCTGTTGCAAAGCTATATAAAACTCCGCTGTTTGAACTTCCTGAAACTATTGTTGGGTTTTGTGAGAAATTAAATTCATTTTCTCTAAGAGTACATTTATATTGTGTTTCATAAATGTTAAATGAGGAGGAGAATGAGCAAGTTACATTAGAAGATGTAACAAAATTAGTTATTGTTGAATCAACACCTTTTGTTAAGGCTGCTATTCCATGTTCATAAAATATATTTCCTATGTCTATTGGTTGTGGTAATAAAGATGAAACAGCATTAAGTTGGAAAGAAAATGCTAAACCACTTGTATTACTACAAACATAATATAAATAATAATCTACTCCTGTATTTAAAGTAGCATTAAATGAACCACTAAAATTAGTTCCTAGGATAACGGGACTCAAACCACTATATACAGAAGATAAACCCTCAGAAGATGACAAATAAAAATCTACAGGTTGATCTAAACTATCTGCTGATCCAGTAATTGAAAAAGTAACACTTGCTGAAGGGAATATATTGTTAGGGAGTAAATTAATAACTCCTGTACCTGAATTATATGTAATTCCATTAGTGGAACTTACACTCATACCTGTTGCTATAGTAGGAGTTGTGGTAGTACTTGGTCCACCAGAAGATGATAAAGAAAAAATAACGTTTGAAGCTGAAGTGAATAATAAGTTTCCTTCTCCATCATCAGTAATTGATCCACTAGGTGAAGCCCAATAAAATGTGCCAGGTTTAATATACTCTCCAAATAAATTTGAAGGAATAGAAATCATACCTATAATACTGTTTTGAGTAGTAGGGAAATATCTATTTGCAGGTAAAGTAGAAGATAAATAATTATAATAATTTGGAGTATAAGCAGCACCTGTTATAGTTCCATCTGTATTAAATGAAGCAGTGGCTGCTGGGGAACCATCTGGGTTTAGAAGGTAATTTGAATAGTAAAGTTCTCTAATAGAGCGATATACTAAAACTTGATCTTGAGTATTAATTTGTCCTGTTGGATATGAACCCGAAGTCCATAAAGGAGTAGTAACATTACGTCCAATATATCTGTCAATTTCTACGTTTGAAGCGGTTAATTCATTTCCTTTAAAGGTAAACGATTTATTTACCTCAAAAGGAGATACAATGACATCAGATGTTATAAATGACTTGAATACACTCATTCATTTTAGAAATCTAGTTTAACTCGTACAAGAGCTTCTTTTGTAAAGTCTTTTAACAATGGACGTGACATTTTAGCAACCGCTAATAGATCATTACTATCATTATACATTCCTACAGTTGTAATATAAACTTGAGGAGAATTGATAAAATTATCATAAATTACTTCACCAGTTGAACCTGAAATAAATGATGGATTTTCTGAGTAGTTGAATTCTGAATTACGAGCTCTAACGAACACATAATCTGAAGTAACTGTTTCTTGGGAATTTAATGCAAATGAACCTGCCCCACTAACAGCATTAAATAAACGTCGGTTATTTAAACCATTTGAATTATTTGAACGAGATGGAAATAATCTAATCGATTGAGATATTGCAGATGGGTTTAATAGAATAGTTCCTAATTGAGGGAATACTAAACCATAAGAACCAGATCCAGCTACATATCCACCACCGGCAATAGCTGATCCATTGGAACCAGAAACTAACTGGAATACTTGGGTAGAACCAATAAATGTATTTACAGTAGTGTCCTGTGAATTGTCTGTTAGATTAATAATACCTCCTGAGCCTGAAAGTTTTAGATTTAATGAACCCGGGAAAAGGGATTGTTTGTAATTGGCACGTTCAATGGATAATACCCAAAAGAATGAACTAGTTAGAATATTATTTCCTGTTCCAAATACGAAATTAGCATTTTCATCTTCTAAAATCAATGAACGATATTGTCCATAAACTGTTTTAGTATATGAATTTTCAGGTACAGCTGAGTTATAAAGGGCACTACCGCTACCTAAACTATCAGCATAAGCAACATCAAATTGAACTTGTGCCGATGAAAGGGTAGAAGCAGTTTGATATATACTTAAATAATAGTTACCAGATGATCCAGCTTCTTGAATTGAGGATGTAAAAAATGTAGTGAGTGTTGGTGCCCCAGTTGACCAAAGTGTGGAGGTGATTGAATCACTACTTACTACGAAATCTTCAGGATCAAATCTTTTAAATGCCATTGTTTATATTTTAAACGTTTGTTTTATTAATTGTAACAGGAATAGTTAAACGAGCACCACTATCTAAACCTACAACTGTTAATGTAGCAGATAATTGAGTGTTTGAACCAAATAATGTATTAACGGTAGTTGCTCTTAAGTTAATTTGAGAACCAATTACTGTTGTTGATACATTAGTTCCAAGGGTTGTTGTTGAAGTAACTGCTGCATTAGCGGCAGTTGCTGCTGGAGTATTAATTCCGATTCCAGTAAATGTACTAAATAGACGAACATCAGAAATAGTAGCTGAATAACCGCTAGTTTCAAATGTTTGTGTATTACCTAAGTAGTTCAATGTTTGAGGAGTAATTGCAAGTGAAGCTCCTTGTACCAATGTAATTGCTGAGTATCCTAAATCAAGTACAGGTAATTTAGCTGTTCCACGTGGTAGAGTAGCTAATTTATATTTCATGATTTGAGTTTCAATTGGAAATGCTTCAAGTAAAGGCATGTTTTGGATTGCTTCACCATAAAATGAAGATCCAGATGGATGAGTTGGATTATACAATGTATAATCAATTTCATCATCTGCTAAAGCAAATTGCGTAATACGGAATGAACCGTCATTTTTTGCTAAAAGTTCTCTACCTTTATTTGTTAAAATCGCATCTACTGTTACGACTTGGTTATTTAAATATCCCATTGTGTTTTATTATTGGTGTATTATATGTAATAAATATTGCTAAATCAAGCCTTTTTCCTTAAGGATCAATATAAAGTCATCAACACTTTTATTTAATTCAGGAGCTACATATTTTGATCTTACAATATATGGGCCAGTTGAATTAGTTGGTTTATATCCTGTGATTATAGTTTGCCCAGGTTCATCAACATATCTTCTTAAAAGAAATTTATTTAGATTAAAGGTTGATGTAGGTGAAGCATCACTAAATGTTGGTACTGGTTTATCTAGATAAAGGATCATCCTATCAGGAATACCAACAGAATAAGTATATGAAGAAGATACAATCATAAATGTATATTGTTCTAACCCCATAAATCTTATTTCATCTCCTGGTTGGATTATTCCAGGATGGACAAAAGCATTAAGTCCTGAATTAGGGAGTGAATTTTGAACCATTAATGGGGTTACTGAACTAGAGATATCAAAGGGTAAATTTCTATTAGCTACGCTGATATCCATCCAAATAGCATTTTCATATCCCGCACCAGATCCAGATCTCCAGAGGGCATTTGCTGGAGTTGGTGTAGTAGATGCTGTTATAAAAGTAGAAACAGTTAAAGTAGCAGGATCAGTAAACTTAATTGATCCTGTCCATTGAGCAGTACTAGTATTTGATTGTTGACCAATTTGAGTAGTCATTAAAGGTACTATAGTTGATCCTCCTCTAATAACATCTCTAGACGCTGAGATTTGTCCTCCTCCCATAATAGCGGAACTAATTAATACTTCATCTCCAGTTTCAAAATTACCTCTTACATCATATAATGAATTTTCTGAAGTATTAGGGA